ACGCCAAATTGGAGCATGAGCCAGTTGTCCTTACGAAGTTCCGCGCTTAGGCTTTTGGGTCCAGAGGCTCTGCTTCCTCGTCATCGCTAAGGATGGCGAGCATCAGATTTTGCAAGTCCTTATCCTTGACTTCGTTCTTGAGAACGTCGACCTCACCGGCGGAGAAAAGCTTGGCGCCGTTTTCATCCAGTGCTTTTGCGATCAACAGCTGCAAAGCAAACGCCCCAGCGTCATCGGTTTTTGCTTGCTTTTGGGCGCGTTCACGCTCGGCCATGGTCAGAGGTGTTACCCACATATCGAAAACCGTGCCGTCAGATAACTCGACTGTCTTTTTGACAGGTTCCAGGTTTGCGGCTTTACGTAGGCGGTCAATAGCGCGAACAGGGACCGGCATGAAATAAAAATGTCTGTGGTTCTACTGTAGCGATTGACAATAAAAAAGCCCCGATTTCTCGGGGCTGCTTGTGCCTGTAGGTAGTACCTTATCAGGTGGTAGAGAAGTCGAAGGTGGGGGTTGCGCCGGGGCGGAAGTTGACGGTCACAGATTGAGCGTCGTCGGGGTTGACGTTCAAGCTGGCGGAAGTCAGAACGGCGTCAAATTCGATCGAACGGCTCTTGGTGTCGTCGATTGCACCGCCGGTAAACACCTGATCGGTGTAAAGCTTGAAGGCAGCACCAACTTGTTGACGCTGAAGCACGTCCTCGATCATCCGGTTGCTGAGAGCCGAATCTTCGTTGGTCGTGTAAACAGTGGCCGTTCCAGTGCCATCGCCGAAGCCGGAGATGTAGCTGCGGAATGGGACGTACTGACCGGGGGTTTGGCCGATTGTCGTTACGTCGATTTCGGCGCGGCTGATTTCAAAGCTCCAGTCGCGGACTTGTCCCACTGCTTGGAACGAAGCGTATGCAACCTGGAAGGCGTTGGGAGAAACAGCGGTGCCGTCGTCAGTGATAGTGATGGTTGAACCGCCCAGGGTTGCGGAGACCTGCAGCACTCCGGTGCTGGCGGTGTAGCTGATGACGTAGTAGGTGGTGCCCGAGGTGATACCAGCGGGGAGGGTGCCCGTGCCGGTGCCGCCGGTTTGGGTGTTGATTACGCTGAACTGGACGGGATCACCGACCTTCAAGTTCAGGTAAGCCTGCACGGTTACGGTGTCGGCAGTTGTGTCGACGTTGCTTTCGCCGAAGGTGCCGGTCGTACCAGCGGGTTTGTAGTAAAGGGCACCCGAAGTGCCGGACAGAACGGTGGTTGCCATTGGGCGTACCAGGAGTAAGGATCTCTGCGGGCACTGCCCGGCTTCTTACAGGTTAGCGTGTATTTATTACAGCACCGTTGCTACATAACCTGCGTCAATTCTGCCTACAAAATGTGGCGATTGCTCTGTTGCTGAAAATGTTGGGCCGTTGATTTCTCCTACTCTAAAGAACACACCGGTGCTGGTTTTTGCCGTGTTGTTCAGTGTTTCGAGTACGTTGACCGCAGTGGTCAAAAGGGTTTGATTGCGGGCTGGGCCACGGCCCTTTTCGGTGAAAATGCGGATGACAACTGCACCACGGGCGTTATCAACGCTAGAAGTCAATGTGGGTTCGTTGGTTATGCCAAAGGTGACGTTGACCCGAACATACTCAGTCGTGGTATTGGGTGGGACGGCAGTAATGTTGTCAAAGTAGACGGGTACTGCTGGGCTCAAATTATTGAAGGCTGTGAGCAATGGACCTTCAACAGCAGCGCGGATTGCTTGGTAGTTCATCTAAATCCCCTCTCTCCGTTTCTCATAGCACGTTCAATGGTACGGTCCATTTCACCACCATCAACATATGTATTGAACCAGTCAAGCGGTGCCGTTGATCTATTTGGACCGTCTACGCCCCTAGATCCAGGTACGGGCCAGGGCTCTCCTCGGATACCCCCTTCTCTATTGCCGTACGAGGGCTCTCTTAAGGGTGCGATGCCCGGATCCTCAAAGTTTCCGGGTTTTAGATCGCACGCAACGTCCGCATAATCTGCGACGTTATCTACCTTGAAGGGAGAACCTAAAAGTTTCGTTCTTACATCGGCGCCAGTTAGGGAAGGTGCTTGTACTGGTTTTGGCGCCGTTTGCTGCCCTGAACCGCCGGATTGCGTACCAGTAGGTGTGCTTATACGCCAAGAGTTGGAAAACTTTCCACTCCAAAGCGGACCACGCTTTTGCAAATCCTTAATGACATCTTCGGCAGCTCTCGCTCTACTGCTGTAGAGCGCATTAACAGCGGCCCTATCTGCCCAACGAAGTAACTCCCTAAAACCGTTTCCAGTCATTACTGCGGCCTCGCGATAAGGGTGTGGTAAACCGGGTTGTCGCCGCGATAGGTCAAAATACTTATGATCTTGGCTTCGCGGGTCGCTCCGGCCTGTGGGTACTGGATGCGGTCGGCTTCAGTGGGGTAGTAGCCGTTGAGTTCGGCGCTACCAATGATGACTTTGATGTCGGTTGTTTGGTACAGGCCCTCCGATTCGCGGGGAGTAAGGCGGCTGATTACGCCCTTGACTGTGACGTTAGTGTCCGCTCCAGTGACGGTGCCGGTGGCTGGGTCGTAGGTGCGAGGTGTGGTGGTTTTGATGTATGTGATGTCGATGCCCCAATCCGCGAGGATCTGGGCAGGTATTGCGCCGAATGTGTCGTCAATCAGTGCCATATCAGCCCCGCAGTAACTTCACGTTGTAGTTAGTCGCTCCAGCTTGGGTGTAGGCGCCGATGAAGGATTCGAGCCAGGGGTAGACATCGAGGATGTTGTTGATGACGCCGGGAGTTTGGGTGTCGCTGTTGTATTTGACTTTGAGGTCGCCTAGCTCTACTTCGTCGTAGATGCCGGTCTTACCGGTGCTGCCGACGAGAGCTTCTCCGTCGGAAAGAAGAGATTGGGCTAACTCAAAAGTTGCGGTTTTGATTTGGGTTGGGATAAATGTGCAGGCGATTTCGACGCCATCAACTTTGAACTCTTTGCGGGGCCACTTCAATGCTTGGGTTGTGGTGCAGCGCTCGCCAAAATATGTGAATACGTCGAGGTAGCGCGTGGCTGAAATTAAGACGCGGTTCTTGGTGTCGTCAGAGCCGGTCCAGTTACTGGAGTGGGGAACCGTGAGGAAGTAAGCCTCTGCTTCAGCCAGTGTTACGTAGCTGTTGGAGTTTGCTCCACTCAAAGTGGCATCGACGACAGCAGCCACGACAGTCAGTACAGTCTTCTGTTAAGTCTAGCTCGCTTCATTTTGCGGGTTTTAGGTAACACAGACATGTGATACACCGATCCACCGCCCATTTCAACCTCGACTTGGGCTTCGGCTACAAGGTGTGGTGGAACGTCTAGAAATCGGCGGGCGTTATCCTGTGATATGTAAAGACGTACCAGTTCCATGCCTGCTCGTAGGTCCGCTGCTTCCTCCGAATCTAAGCCGGAAGTAAAACCCGCCGTAAATCCTGCGCTGCCGGGTAAAGAAGTCCGCAAACTTGAAGATGTGGCGCTGGAGATCCGCCGCCTTCGTAGTGAGGAACTTATGGAGACTAAGGAGATCCATGAGACGCTCCAGGTGAGTTATGACGTGATCAATCAGCTGTTCCTGCAGTCGTACAAGATGACGATGAACACGGGTGAGGTGTTTAAGGCGCAAGAGGAGATTCGGCTTGGTAAGGGTTAGGCAATAAAAAAGGCCCCCGTGATTGGGGGCCTTCGCTTTGCCTGATGGATCAGGAGTAAGCGGTGGTGTCGAAGGGGGTGTTGACCAGCAGACGTGCCACGGGCACTTGCTTGGCACTGCCGAACACCAGGTTCCAGGAAGCGGTTGCAGCCAGGTTGCCGGTGGTTGCGGCGTTGGTGGGGTTGTCGCCGGAGGCGGCCCACTTGGTGCCGGTCACGTGGTAGCCGTAGTGGTAGTCGATGGCCAGCACATCCTGCATGGAGAGGATGTTGCGGTCAGCGGCGAGGCGCAGATCCTGTTGGATGCCCTCGGAAACGACGCCAGACTTGAACAGATAGACGGGGTACTTCACCGCATGGGTGGCAGTACCGCCGGTCAGGTAGGTCAGCTGGTCGTCGATCACGACGCGCATACCAGCGAAGAAAGGAACTTCGGTGGCGCTCACGCCGACACCGCCGGCGCCCCAGGTCACAGCGCCGGATGCGGCGAGTGCTGAGGTGGAGAAGGTCAGCATTCCAACCTGTTGCAGGTAATAAGCAACGTTGGAGTGCATTGCGATGGAGTCAAGCTCATCACCGCGCTCACCCAGAACGGACTTGGCGGCAACAACGTTGCCCACGTTCAGGTAGTTGGCCTCGGTCAGCGAACCAGGGACACCGGCAAGGGTTTTGTCGGTTTGGTTAGCACCCAGCACACCAGCGCCGGTGATGCCGCCGAACAGACCCAGCAGTTGGGCGGACAGGGTGGCGGTCTTCAGCTTGTTGATGGCTGCGGTCAGCTGGTTGCGGACGTGAGCCAAGGGGTCCGCGCCAGAGCCCAGCTTGCTGAGGTCGTCTGCGGCGTAGGCGAAACCACGGTGCAGGATGGTCATGATCTGCTCGTCGGCAGTCACGTTCTCGGGCACCAGGTAGCCGCCGCCACCGCCCCAGGTGTTGTTGCTGAGGATTTGGACCTCAGTGGGGGCGATGGGGTCGAAGAAAGGCACGCGCACACGAGTGCCGCCGGAGCGGGCATCAAGGGCTGCGTTGCGCTGAACTACGCCGCTTTGAATCCACTTCGATTGCTCGAAGATGCCTTCGGCGGTGTACTCAAGAAATTCGGGGCGGGCGACCAGGTTTGACAGGAAAGTTGAACCTGAGCCGTAGTTTCCAGCGAAGGAAGACATTAGTTAGCTCCAATGGAGTCGGGTTGACGGTCGCCCCACGGGGGCTTACTTGCCAGCCTCAGCTTTGAGTAACCTCGCTTTGTCGGGATCCTTATCGAGAAGGATCATTTGCTCGGTTACGTTCCAGCTGTCTTTCAACCACGGGTTGTTTTGGCCGGGAAGGGAGGTGGAGCGGGCACTGCCTGCAACACCCATGCCGGAACGGTTCGTAGCTGCAAAATGGTGCTCGTAACCGCTGCCGGGATTTTTTAGGTTGGCGACATATTCGCCTACCGGAACCTCAACACCGCCGACAACTGCCACAGGCTGTCCATCTTTGGTGCGGAGATTATCCTCTATCAAACGATACAGCTGGTCGGGTGCTAATGCACCACTTTGGGATAGCTGGCTTACGGTAGATGCGCGGAGTTGTTGTTTGGAATAACCCTGCTTAAGCTCGTTTATTTCTGATTCTTTGGCGGCTAATTGCTGCTTTAATTCGGTTACTGTGGTTTGGACTTCTTCCCAGAGGGTTTTGTAGTCGCCAGACTCGGCTAGCTTGGCGGTCTTGGCTTCTTCGTGGGCTTTGCGGAGTTCCTCGATTTGCGATTGGAGCGTGTCGCGGTTTTCGCGGTCCTTGCGGCGTTCCGCAATCAGCTCCTGGTTTTTTGCTCGAAGAGCTTCGACTTGAGCGGCCAAATCCGAGCTTTCAACCACAGGTTGAGGAGCAGCAGTCTCCACAGGAGTTACTGGTGCTTGCTGTTCTTCAGGCACAGTTGTGTGTTACATGAACTGCTTTAGTGTACGACAAAAGAGTTAATAGGTTCCATCATTAGTGGAGGCGGGGTCCCCTTGATCGCCTTTGGGGATGGTGAAGTTGAAAATTGCGGCGCTGCTACTGCCGCTGTTTGTTACAACAGCGCTGCTGCCGGCAGAACCAGTCGTGACGGAGCCGACGGCGATGGTTGCAGCGGCTCCAGCTGGGCCTTGAGCGCCTGTGTCGCCTTGGGGACCTTGGGGGCCTGTTGCACCAGTGGCGCCGGTTTCGCCCTGCTCACCTTGGATGCCCTGTTCGCCTTGAATGCCTTGATCGCCTTGCGGGCCTTGGGGTCCGGTCGCACCAGTTGGGCCTGTTTCGCCTTGAGGGCCTTGTGGGCCGGTTTCGCCTTGGATGCCTTGGGGGCCTTCTGGGCCGGTGGCACCTGTTGCGCCCGTAGCGCCAACGTCGCCGCGTGGAATGGTGAAGTTGAAGACGGCGGCTTCGGATGTGCCAACGTTGGTGACGGTGGCGTCTGTGCCCGCGTCGCCGGTTGTGGTGGTGCCGACAGCGATGGTCGCGGCAGATCCGCTGCCGCCTCCGCTGCCTAGGTTGCCGCCGACCGTCAGATTTGTAAGCTGCTCGCGCTCATCTTTGGTCACGCCAAGCGTGATGCCCGCGCCCCAGCTGCTCCCCTTTGGACCAAACAGCTCTTTGGTTGTGGTGTTGATGTACCAGTCGCCGCTGGTGCCCGTACTGCTCGTGGGGTCGGTGCTGCCGGACAACAGATTGTTGAACGCCTCGACCTTTTTGGTGAGGCGCACCAGGGCGGTGACTTGGGCGAGGGTTAGTTCCTCGTTTTTGGTGGCCATCAGCGGCTAAGCAGGTCGATTAGGCGGTCAACCTGCGTGGCTCCAAGGCGCTCGTTCATGTCCTCTTCGCCTGTGTTCTCGGCCTCCTCGGGGAGGGCAGGCGCGTTTTCGGTGCTGGCGGCAAGCTCATCCTCGATGTTGACGTTGTCGGGGAGGATCTCGCCTCGGCGCAAAATCTCC